AAACTAACATCATAGTTTCCAGCAACTGAATATACGTGTGTAGGATTTTGTTGGACAGATGTTTCACCATCCCCAAAATCCCATAAATATCTTAAACCATCTCCTTCTGATCTATCAGTAAATTTTACAGTTAATGGTGCTGTTCCAGAAAGTGCCATAATTATCTCCTTACATTGCTTTCATACTAAAATTGGACGTCGGTGCATTACCCTGAACAAGTGCCATATTAAAATTTGCTAATGGTGCAATAAATGGACTATATATTTCAAATAAATTATCTTGTTCAACAAAAAATTCATATTCTTCTGATTCATTATGATTATCTGTTTTTGGTGCTATATCAATAAACTCCCCACCACCAGTAAAAGTAATTTTATCCTGTATACCAGATATTAGAGAACCGGCTGGTGTTTCTGGAGTCTCAACCATAATAAATGAATTCATAATTTCCTTTTGATTTAAAAATGATTCAAGTAGCGGCATATTTTCAATCACTCTACCTTCTAAATTACCTGGTTGTGTCGATTCCCACAACCCATAATCTATTTCGTCATCACCTAAAGCAAACTTTGTAATTACATACGAATCATCAGTTACTCCTGAAAGTGCATCTGCTAAAAGTTCTCTACCTCTTTTAGTAAAGTGTGCTGTTACAGTTTGCCTTCTTTTATCTAAATATCCCATTTTATCTTCCTCTACCACGTCGACGTCTTGCTATCTGTCTTTCACGTATTACTTGTGCACTTACTCTCATACTAAAACTTGCAACTGGAGGAGATAAAATTGGTGATTCGGGTTCTCCACCTCTAACTATCTCTCGTTTAAATAAAAAAGAATTCATAATTTCATTATCGGTGATTATAGGTTCTGTTACTGGTAGATTATCAATTATCGTACCAAGCGGTCTAACAAAATTTGAACCACTTGGAGTCATGTCCCATAAACCATAATCTATTTCATCATCACCTAAAGCAAACTTTGTAATTACGTGTTCACCTTTTCTACTTTGACCAAAAACTGCTGTTCTTAAATATTCTCTACCTTTTTTAGTAAGTACAGCGTTAATACTTAAAGAACTTTTATCTATAAATCCCATTTCCGTTATGTACCAATATCATACGATAAATCTTTATAATTAACTCTTACAGGAAGAACATAAACTGCTCCTGATTGTTGTCCAGTTATAATAATAGAAGTTTCTCTATATCCCATTGCGGCTGTAATAGCTTGGGTTCTTATAGTTACATCATTCGAAACTATTTTCTTACTTAATCTTCCAGTTTCTTCACCATATATAGCACCAACATCAAAATTTACATTTTTTCCCTGACCCGTTCCTATATCTACTACATTTTGATTTAATACCAAAAAACTATACTTTTCTCCATCAAACACACCACCACTACCGGCAGTATCTGGATTTATATAATGGTCATTAAATGTCCATTGTGGATCACTTTCTGGATTATATCCAGTTTCTAATGCATTAGTACGATTTAAATAAGTTGGTGTTATATTTTCAATATCAGGTAAATTAATCAACTTATATTTCATAACTACCTCTGGATCAACATTTGGTTCTAACATTGGAGTACTTTCTAATACAGCACCATAATAATCATTTCCTTTCGGATGTGCATGATTCCATAAAGTATAATCTATCTCATCATCCGATAATGCAAATTTTGTAATACTAAAATTACTACCAGGTCTTGCAAGATATTCTCTACCTTTTTTAGTAAGTACTGCGTTCAGTATATATGAAGTATTATTTATAAATCCCATCTTTACTTCCTAATTATTATATTAAACTTGTCCATCTCCTTGATCCCAAGTCACCGTAACATCATATTCAAAAACTGCTCCTGATTCTTGTCCAGTTATAATAATAGAAGTTTTAGCAGGTGAACTTGATTCAGAAATTCTCTTTGGATATAAAGAAAGTGCACCCCCACCTTCAGTATTAGAGTTAAATGCATTTTCATCATGACGGAATAAACCAGTAGAAATTCTACAATTCGGTATTGTTTGTGAAAAATGTTGTGGTGATAATACAGATGGTAGCCATAAATCTTGCATCTCTTGATTGCTTGATTGGAGACCATGAATATTTTCATTATAATCATAATCTGTTGGTGCTAAAACTGCAACTGCTGAATCTAATAAAGTTATTGTAAATAATTCATCAACATAATCGGCATGGTGTGCGGTAAATTCAGCATTATCTATATGTTGAATACCAAATCGACATCCACTACCTAATGTTTTATTTACAAGTACATTTTCCCAGGTGAAAATTTTATTTCTATTATTAGCATTGGCAGTATCATACCAAAATCTACTTGTAAGTAATGTTGTATGAGTTGCATCATAAACTTGTAACTTCGCCATAGCTTCCGTTCCTTCATCTCGTGTTACGAGTTTATATTTCATAATCTCTGAAGGATCATTGAAAGGTTCAAGAGTAGGTAAATTATCTATTACTGCTCCATAAAAATCTGTTCCCTTTGTATGAGTTGTATCCCACAACCCATAATCTATTTCATCATCTCCGAGTGCGAATTGAGTAACCGTAAAGTTACCACCAGTTGACAAAATCTCTCGACCTTTCTTTGTCAATATGGCGTCTAATACTCTGCTCGAATTATTTAAATATCCCATTTTTATTCTCCTATACAATACATTTTTTGGATCTTTATAAGATTTCTGAATTTGTTAAAACTTGTTATTCTTCACTTATAAATATAATCCTTTTTAATTTTTTAACATTTTAATATCTCTATATTACATCAAGTGGTGTATCTGGTGAATCTGTAGTTACCAGCCTTGTTGGTGTTGTAATTGTTACATCTACTACTGGTGATTGGTCCCCATATCTATTTCCTTGATCCGAAACAGTAGTGTCATCAGTTTGAATACATCCCTCAAAAAACAAATTATTGGTTCCAGTTGATTGGTCCCATTGATTATCGAAGTCCGATAATGTAAAACTTGATGAATAATACAATCCCAAAGAAGCACTTAATGAAGATGAATAATAATATTCTATTTCATAATTTTGATAAGAAAGAACACCATTTTCATAAACTGGCATCGTTACTTCTTCAAAAATTGATATTTGACTTCCTTCCTGTATAGTTGCATTATAATAATCTTGACCGTACCAACCACTTTCATCTGTATTACCGATACCATATAATGATGGTCTGGATAAAATAGTTCTCAAGTAAGTAGGTGATGAACCCGTACCTGCGGCTATCTGTCCAACGGTATAACTTGGTGCCTCCAAAGAACTAAAATCTGCTGACATTGATATTACTGATCCACTCGTTTTTGAATAATTATTTATTCTATATGGATCATATAAATTTAAATCTGACATAATATCTTCATATATTGCAGATGATGAAACAAATGAACCACTTTCTTGTGTGTGAAAATTAACATTAAATGGATGTGAATAACCCAATTTAGAATCAAGTTGTGTATATTCAGATGATGCCGATATAAATGAACCACTTTCTTGTGTGTGAAAATTCACCCTGAACGGATGACTAAAATTTAAATCTGTTTCTAATTGTTGATGATAAGATGATGCTGACATATATGAACCAGTTTCCATTTTATATTTATTAATACCAAATGGTGCTGACCAATTTATATTATTTTCATATTGTCTGTACGCTGCACTTTCAGAAATATACTGCATCGCATCTATATCTGTAGTATGATGTTGTGGTTCAAACGTAGGTTTCTTACCAATAATAATTTTATCCCGTTCAAGAATAGTAGGTTCAACTAATATACCAATAGTTGCATTTGCACGGGCAGGAACTAAGTCTCTAAGCTGTTTATATAATGAACTATCATAATACTTTAATAATCTCATGTAATCCCAAAAATTATTTGGTCCTGAATATTTTTGCCAATATAAATTTCGTGCTGTTGTTAATCCTGTATATTGTTCTTTATACTGGTCACGTGGATCTCCAATGTATTGGTCAAAGTCAAGATTGGGCATTGAAAGAATAATATCTTCATCAATTGGTGCTGATGGTGAGAAGAAAATACCAAGTTGATTAGAATCTATTGGTGCATTATCATACGAAGGTATAACTATACTTTTCCCAAATTTTAATTCTGGACTATCCTTTTGGGCCTTATCTATTAAAAAATCAGATTCAATTCTTACCTTATTAGACGACCTACCACTTGGACCCAAATTTGGAACTTTCATTTTTGTTTCATCTACTACTGATGAAAAATGATCACCAAGTCCACTTGAATAATTTACAGGAGTTGCAGATGAAGTAAATGATGTATCTGCACTTGCATCTGTAAACCATTGGTTATAAGAAACACTTAAATCTTTATCATCATCAAACGAATATCTGGTTATTAAATCCAAGTAAGAAGCAGATGGTGTATTACCATCAAATGCTATTGGAGCTGCTACATGGTTATCAAATGAAGATTCTTGTAGTGCCGTAGTCCAATTTCTATATTCCATCATAGAACCACTCAATGATTCTCCGAGTATAGCATGTTCTGGTCCACCTAATGTAACTGTTGTAGCACTACCAGAATATGCTATATTATATGAACCAGATACTACTCCTTGTGAACCACTTATAAGTAAATCGCTTTTGGATTCATAAATTATCTTACTTCTACCAGCACCATACTTTTTAGTGTATAGACTATAAACAACATCTAAACTGCCCGTATCACTTGTTACAAAATTTCCAGAACCTGAAAGTGTTCTTGTCACCATTACCGACCAAAATTCGTTATCATATACAGGTAATTCTGATGAAGTTACTTCATTATATCCATGACTACCACTCAACATAAAAGATACATAACCATACCTATCTGATGAACCATTATCTTTTAATCTAATTGCCCAATCATCACCTCGTCTTACCAATACTTGATTTGAACCAGTTGCGGCTTTAAATCTAAATTCTACGGTATCTGGAACTCTATTAGTTGCAGCACTTCCAGATTGTGCTGGTTTCCAAGTATCATTTTGAACATATGTATTCTGAGTTGATCCAAAGAAATTTAACGCCTTTGTAAATTTTCTTGTTAAAAAATGTTCAGCGGATTGGCCAGATAATTTAGGTCCTCCATACTCTATCACTCGTAATATACTTGATGGAATACCATAACAACTTATTAAACCTTTTATTGCTCGTGCCGTTCCTTTTGTTTTTAAGAAATATGGCATATTGTTTACTATACGACTCCATATTTCTCTTGATATATCTCTTTCAGGAGTTCCAGAATATTCCCAAGGCTTTTCTGATCCTGTTTGTTCCACTCCAAACATATATCTTGGCAACGATATTAAATCTTTTCCATCACTAACTTCCCAACCGAGTGACGCTGCCACAGGTTTTAATAAATCTTTTGCAATTCCTTCAGTAAGTTTATCTCTCTTATCATGAATATCTGTCATCGATCCAATGAATACCCAAATATCATCAAAATGATGACCTATCATATCAATAAATTTTAAAAATACATCATTCTGACTGTCATCTTGAACAAACATTGGTAGATGACTTTTTAATCTATTTTTATTTGCTTTATCATATGCTGATGCAGAAACTATTTGATTTGAATACCAAGTAGTTGCTATAGATTGTGAAGTTCTAGCAAGAACATATGGATCTAAATATTTACCATTTCCACTTCGTTTTGGCCAGGCGTTATCGTGAGTTGTTCCTATAGATTCACTTGAATATGATGAACTTTGATCAAACATATACTTTTCAAATTTATCAAATGAATTAATAGTTTCACGACGTTTTGTTTCCCAATGTTGAACTTGTGCTAACGAACCACTTATTGGTGTAAATGACGGACTAAATGTACTCGAACCAGATACAAGTAAATATGAACCAGCTCCTGGATCAGCTACTATTGGAACTACACCAACTGATCCACTTCCCGCCCCCGCTAAAGATGCACTTCTATCTGTATATTGTTCTACTTGGTCTAATTTATATTTAAAATTTCTAACTCGTTGTTCTGCAGAACTAAAATGGATAAACTTTTCAAATAATGAAAAATCAACATTAATATTAGCACTTAAACTACCACTTAAAATTTCATCTTCTAATTTCTTTTTAAGATTAGTATCACTTGTTCCTAAAGTACCATAATTTTTATTTTTTACTGTGCCAGAACCTATTGGACTATTTAGCATATTTCGTTCTGGTGGTCTAAGCACCGTTTCACTTATCCATTCTTCCACAAAAGGAAGTAAAGTACAAGTTTCCACTACTGGGGGAATCATTTCTCTAACAATAGTAATAAAATCTTTTTCCTGAATTAAATCTGGAAGTGGTTCATATAGTTTATAAACTACTGAATATGGATATTCAGGATAAGTGGTTTGGTCTACTTTAAAATTAGTTATTAAATCAAACTCATTTCTACCTAATTTAACTAATTTACTTAAATCTTCACTCTTATCTTGTGGATATTGAACGAACCATTTATTAAATACAGAACCTTGTGTGACATCTGATTGTTCAAAATCATGTCCAACTTCATTACCCAACTCTGTATAAGTATTTACAAGGGTAACTTGGTTTCCATTTACACTTTTAATTTCTCCCCGTAGTGAACCATAAACTGGTTCCTTTGTAGCCATAGAAGATATATATGAAACATTATAACTTGGAAACACACTCCAGGGTCGAATATTAACATCATTATCCGATACCCACTGTCCATGTATATCCGTAGCCAATTCACCATATGATTTTTTTAAAGTTACTGTATTTTTATCTATTACACTTTCAATCTCTCCAACCAAGTCTCCAAATTCTGGTTCTCTTGTTATTACTTGAGTATCAAGAACCCAAGTAATTTGTAAATTTTCTACCCACAATATTCCTTCAGTACCATAATTTCCAAGTACACGCAAACTTGGTGCTACCATCAAATCAAAATTTTCATCAACTTCTACATCATAATTAACTTCTTGCCATTCACCTGCTTTTGTAACAGGTATATACCTTAACCAATCTGAATCGTTTGATTCTAACCAAGTATCGTCATCTACTGGTGCTGAATGAGTTATTCCTGTTTGTGGTCCGTATCCCATCTGATTATCATTAAGTCTGTTATGTAATAATCCAACTCTTGCACCCTTTCCAACAGTATCAGATTTTTGTCTCCAAGATATATTAAGTTTATCACCTACTGTAATACCTTGACTTGCCATATTATGATTCAATGTTTGTGAAAGATTTTGGGGTCTATGTATTAAAGTATCATCCGATGCATTTGATCCAGTAGTTGCGTGAAGTCCAGTATAATTTTCATGATTAGGATTCTGAAACTCAGAATTCTGGTCAATAAATTTCATACATGCTCCACCATCCCGTCCATCTTCTGGAACAAATTTAGCGTGATGTCCCGTCCAACCCGTATGTCTAAATCTAGCTGTAAGATTATTAAAATTAAAATTATCAAATCCATTAGTCCAATCATCTGGCCATATTGCATCAGTTCGTAATGCTGGATCTGGATAATTCCATATGTAATTAACAATATCTCCTATTGGTTGCCACTCAAACAATGCCGTGGAATCTTCTCCTTCGGCACCCCGTGATGGCCATATCCATTCAGATTGTTTTAAATCTGGTGCTACATCTTCATTCTCTTTAGGGTTTCCATGATTGGTAATAGTTCCGGCCGGGTTTTTCCAAATTCCAGGTAAATGAACTGTTTCTATTTGTCCCGTTTCCGAATCAGGATAATAATCAAATTCTGGATCTCCAGTTTTATATACCGCCCCTTTATAATCTATTTTTGAAATAAATCCATGTCCTGATTCATCATCAATTATACCACCTTCTCCTGCTTTTTTATTAGCAGTAACTCTTAATTTATCAATAGGTTGAAAATCTGGAATTGTCCATACTTTTTCAATTTCTGGAGAACTAATATCATCTACAAGAGTAAGTTTTACATCTTCTACCCACAGTATTCCTTCAGGACCTCCTTCACCATAGACACGAAGCAATGTATGTATGGGTCTATCACCATAAATTGAAGTTTGTCCTGTTTTAAATAAATCCCAATTATCATCAACTGTAAAAGTAAATTCTGCTTTTTCCCATACACCCGCTTCAGTAACATATATTCGTCTGGATGAATCAGTTTCGGTATTTGGAACTCCACTATAAGTTCCAGGACCAGTTGCACCACTACTCCAAAATCCGTAGTCTGATGGTGGTGCTACTCCATTATTCATTTTCATTTTCCAATATCTTAAAACAACAAGTGCACCCTTACCTTCAACTTCTGATTTTTGCCACCAAGAAACTTTAATTTTATCACCATGTTGTATTCCTTGTGCTCCAGGTGTTACTGACAACCATTGATCTATAAACTGATACCTTCCTATTAAGGACGTAGCATCACCACTATAATTTCTATATCCATAAGTTTGTGTATCATCGGGGATTCTATTGCCCTCTGCATCAAATTTCATACCAGTATAGCCCGTATGATTAGGATTTTGAAATTGTGAATTTTGGTCTATAAACTTCATGGTATTTCCACCATTTCTACCCTCACCACGGGTCCATTTTCCATGATAACCTACCCACTGAGTTCTCCACCATTCAAAATCTTCTCCTCCCCAATTCCAAGATGGGGGACCAGCAGACCAATTATTTGGCCATATTGCATCACTACCTAAACTTGGATCTGGGTATCTCCAAATGTAATTTCGAGGACTTGTCGCAGGGGTCCATTCCCATTGAATTTCTGAATCCCCCATGGCTTCTGCCGAATTACCTTTAGATCCCCAAATAATGGAAGATTCCTTAAAATCACTATGATATCTTCCTTCACCTACTTTACTTACTACTTCTTCAGGTGGCCAATATGCTGCCCAGTCCAATATCGGCTCCCCATCAACATCCACTTGAGTAGTATCGGCAATCTCCCAAACTCCAGGTGTTGAAGCATCAACATCAACCATATCAAGATCATCTTCATCTGCATACATATCAAGATTATCTCCAGTATTATATTTTATACCCTTATAGGATATACGTGCTATAAATCCTGCTGCAGTTCCGCTAGTTTCTTTCGTAACGGCTATTAATTTTTCACCTATCTCAAAATCATTAATAATAAATTTAGAAGTAGCATACCAACCCACGGAATTACCAATAAGATTTCCACTACTAACTGAATTTCTATATAATGAAAATTTATTATCTGCTGCTAATCGTACTGTTAATCTACTTGGACCTACATCTGGAGTACCATGATATGGACTGGAAGTCCAATGAAATTTCCCCTCAGATCCTGCTTGAGTAACACCTTTTTTATATTCACGAATCTGTCCACCACTTTGATTTCCTATTATTAATTCATCAAGCTCCCGTACTATTTCTGGAACTTTATATCTTCCAATAAATATAGATTCTTCATCTGGACCAGAAATATGATTTAATTGATATTCGTCTTTTGATTGTAGTGTTATGTTTAACTCATCAGAATCGGGAAAAGGAGCTCCTGTGTGAAATGGACTCTGATGAAATTCTCCTTCATTTCCATTTTCTCTAACAGTAGATGCATCAGTATTCTCTACTGGAATAACATCTATAACATCTCTACTTCTGTCAGATATTTCTCTCTCATTTATAACAATAGCATCTTTAATAGTTAATATACCACTTCCCCTACCTTCTCCATCTGATTCCATTAATGAATTGAATCCAGGATCTTCATCTGAAGTAATAGTCTGTATCGTATCATTATCTATAAATGTAATAAATCCAGTAGATTGAGCTTCTACTTCTTCAGTTCTTGGATGTATCATATAAGGTGTTGGTAGTGATACTCCAGATCCTGGTTCTAATTGAATATCAGTAAAATATCTATAACCATTAGTATTTCCATCTCCATTATACCCAAAAATCCACATAACCGTTTCTTCTTCTGTTGTAAATCTTTCATACAATCTTTTCCAAGTATAACCATCAACTATCTTTTCTTCGAGTTCTATACCAGGTACAGTATAATTTAAAATATTTGATGCATTCGAATCTTGTAAAAAGAAAATACCTTGATCTGTTAGACTATCCCAATCATCCGTCCACATTACCCAACAACTTAAAACATAAGTTTCACCTGGAATAAGATTGTCTATACTCATTCTATATTGATTACCAACAACACCACCTACTGAAGTCATTCGTAAACAATATTTACTATGACCTGGATTTGAAAATTCAACTATTTCATTTACTCCATACGCATTTGGATCTATGATTTGAGAAGTATGTTCTCCACCTTTAAAATGCCCATTAACAATAAAATTTTCAGTTATAGGAAGTTGTGTAGTTTCAGTTGTAGGAGTATAATTTGATGTTACCTCTGGAGTTTCATCATAATCTATAATAAAAGCTTCTCTTATAATAAGAGTTCCGCCTTTCATAGCATCTTTTAATAATACTGATCCGCCAGTTATCGTTGCTGTATTACCTTCAATAGTTATATTAGATTCACCACTTATATCTGAATAAGATAAACACGTATATCCTAATAATCTAAACTGTTCATTGATATCTGGATCATTAATTGCTGGATTTGGTCGTAGTCTTATTTCAGTTCGTGAATTTGAAATTTCTTGTAACCAAAATTTATCTTCTTGAACAAGTAGTTCTATTCGTTTATTATTTTCATCTAATAGTGGATTATCAATACTTCCAGCATACATCTTTCCATCAGTATTTACAAAATACTCATCCTTATGAATACTCTTATCTGATTTTTTAGTTAAAACAACTTTACTTGATCCACCAATCTGTCTTAAAAAATTAAATACAATTTTATAAGTTCCTCTATTATAACCGAGCTGTCTAACATATTTACCTATATCCAAAGTGGTTGGAATTGGATAATGAATTTCTCCTGAAGCTATATATTCATCATCAGTAGTATAAAGGCAATATTCAATAATATCTGTTGTAAGTGTACCAAATGGTGCAATAGGATCACCATCATTTAAACCATCTATACCGATCAAAGACAAATCTTTTGACTTTAATCTTGATAATTTTCCTGTATTGGGATCGTGTGTTAGTGGATGTGGCATTAAAATTCCGTAAATTCTCGTTTGATTATTTTATCAAGTTCTTCATTCTCTTCATATATCCAATATCCATCTTCATAAGAAAGTGTATGATTTTCTGGATGACTTGTTCCATCCGTTCCTTGTCCTGGAATAATTTTTTCAAATAAAATGATATTTCCAGATTTATCCCTCAATATAGTACCATCTATCTGACCAGACTTAGTTTTATTTTTTATAGTATCTTGATATTTAGACTCATCTTTTCTTGCTAGCTCTTGATAAAATTCAAGAGTTTTTAACTCTTCTGTTGAATATGGCATCCTTTATCTCTCCACTTTAAACGAATGATTCTCATCAAAATACTGAATGGTTTCATCAGAAGTTCCGCTACCACTTATTACTTTATAGTTTATTCTATAAAATCTTTCTGATTGTAATCCATCCATCCACAAATTAAAATAATTTCCAGTAGAATCACAACTAACTTTCGAACCACTTCCAAAAGGTATAATAATATCTTCTGTATAAGCATCTTTTATTTGATAAAATGTACCATCACCAGAAACACTTGAGCTCGGTAGATATTTTGCTGTTGTGTATCCTGTACTATATCCACTTGTTACATATGTTTTTTCTGGATATCTTTCTCGACCAACAACTCTAAATTTTACTTTTGATTTTTCTTTATATTTTGGTTTAAATCCTCTCATATAAAGAACCATATCTTCTAAATTAGCAGATGAAAGTGCCGATAAAGAACCTGTTGACCATTTGGAGTCATTCCAAACTACTTCAAGTTTTGGTTGATAAATTGTATGTGTTTCCCTACCAAAAAAACTAAAATTACCATATTGTGTAGTATTTCCTTCTTCAGCATTTGCATCTGAATTTCCAATACTACCACTTCTCTTTATCATGAACCCTTCATTATTAATTGTACCAGATAACCACTTCCACATAATATTAGTTACATCCATTCTTACATCTTTTGGTTCGTGGGTGAAAGATTGAGAAGCCTCATATCCACTTCCACTATACCAAGTTCCACCACCTCCAGATAATGTAGTAGTTAAATCTGTACCACCTTCTGACGCCTTCGCTTTGTCTCCATTAAATGTAAATAAAACTGACGATGATGCGGCTGATAAATTAGCTGATGTACCTCTGACGCTACCAGATAATATTAAATAATCTGCTCCACTTCCAACTACACTAGCTGAAATTGGTAATCCATGTAAAGAACTACTAACATTAATTGTATCTCGTAAATTTGAAACTGAACTACCAGTTGTTGATCCAGATGATATAAATAATTCTGTTGAACTATCGTCAAATATGTCAGTTGAACCACTTACAAATACAAAATCTACTCCACCAATAGTAACTTGTTGATTATGAAAATCTCCATTTGATATTGTTAAAGTTCCACTAGCATAACTGTTACCTTGTAGTGTATTGTAAGTTCCTATCCACGGTGTGTCATCAACATCATTGTCTTTATATTTCCAACTTGCACCATCTCCAATTAAAGGATTTGAATCTGTCCTTCCAGATCCCATAGTCCAAGATTGACTAACGGGATATGAATATAATTTTTGTGATACATTTAATCCTCTTGAATTCGCATCATATAAATTTAAATAAAATTTTGTAGCCGAGCCCGAAGTAATTAATCCTGATGCTACCGATTTTGATATATAATTCAAATCAAATTTAATTAAGGCACGAGTAATATTTACGACTGTGGCATCTGCATTAGTATCTTTTCTAATTTCAAGAATCTCATCAAGTCCAGTATTCATACTTTTACTTACTTCATATAACGTAGTGTCTTTTGTTGCGTATTCAAAATAATGCATTATATATCTCCCAATACCCTACCACGAATATCAGTATCGGGGTATTTAATTTCAAATATTGCAGGATCTGTTGATGGATAAACGACACTATTAAAAGTTGCATCGGGAATATGATAGATATTAGTAACATAACCACGAGATGAGTCCCACTCGTTCTTAATATTAATTAACTCTTTCGACTGCTCTGTTGGTTTTACTACCGTACCCACTCCATCAACTGATAATATTTCAGATGCAACATCAGCTAAAATAATAGGTTGATTTATTTGCCACCTATCTATCTCAAAATATGATTTTAGTTTGTCTACACATTTCAATAATACTTCATTTTTATTGTATCCTTTTCTCGTAAGAATTGCAAAATTAACTGATATGTTAATTCTCCAGGCATCTTTTAATTGTAAAGCATCGGTCATCATTCTATATTGACTTAAATAAACTTTTATATTCTCTTTCACGGCATTATTTAATCTAACTAATTTTTTATTTTGGTCATATCCAAGCATATATATATTTAATGCCAACGGATTTGGCTGGTAATCAGTATCACCTTCATTTTGTCCCTTTCCGGCTGCCTGTTCATCTTGTATCATATAAATTTTTGCTATATTACCATATTTAGGTGGTAACGAATAAACACGAGTTATATAATCATCCTTTGTTACTGCCCTTCCTTGTGATTGAAAATAAGCTAATGCATTAGTTCTAACATTCTCAAGTGTTTCTGCCCCACTTCCCCCAGTTGCTGGAGTAAAATTTGTTATTGCCACAGACTTCAATGTTTGTTCCTTTACTGTTGCATTTAATGCAGCTGAATTATCAATTTGTGGATTAATAGCAGTTATATTTCTGATTGCATTGGATGCTACATTATCATCTATTCCACCACCATAAGAATATTTTATGGTTAGTACTGTATTAGTCGGACATTGACCATAAGTTTCTGTATTAAGAAAATTTGCTGGATCAAATGCTGTGTCAAGAAAACTCGGTGTTCCTGGTAAATTAGAACCAACATTATTAGGATTTGGTATTATCTCTTCATCTGAACCAGCTGCTGTACCTGAACCAAATCTCATTTCAGTCCTACCGTCAGTTCTAATAAAAGTTGTAAATCGTTTTGATGTCTTTACGAGTTTTAATAAGAATGGTGCAAAGTTTCTACCATTCACCAAATCAGGAGAATTTTTCGATGTATTTTGAAAGTCCTCATATATCGTGTCTTGTGCTAAGAATGGAACTTCATACCATTTATTTCCATCACTATCTGTTACAGAGATAATTTCTAATACAGGAGTATTACTCAATACAACTCTTTTATATTTCTCAGCCAATCCGAATTTTATATATTCAGTAGTAACAGTTCCACTAACTGCTTGTACTGATTTTTTTAACAACCACTTAGTAATATTTTGTTCGTCATCTACTTCAGCTATAGATTGTTCTCTCGGACTCATTGAACTCGAATCAGCAAATACAACATCGGATGTAGTTCTAAAAACTGTTCCGTTAGTAGATTTAACTAACATTCCTGCATCAATAGTAAGACAATAATCTTCGTCAGGTTGTCGCTTTTCATTTACTTCATTATCAGAATCTCCAGGTACGGTTTGGAACACATCAATTGATACGGTTGCACCTGCTGCTTGCTTTGGTTTATATCCGTATCCTTGTGCAATTTCATATATGGTTTTCTTTTCTTCTGCAAATGATAACATACTTTCTTTAAATTGTTCGTCCATATAATAAGACAATGTATCCCCAACATATGATGCCATTTCTATAAACATCATACCTGGATCTGATTCATTGAAATCATTATATGTATTTGGAAAATAAGTTTTAGCAAATTCTATTAAACTATTTCTAAAAGAAGAAAAATCTTTATTTAAATATTTTACATCTTTACTAACTGCTGTCGTAGCCATTGTTTTCTCCGCTATTGTTTAATTACTGATTCAAATTGATCAAAATTTATTGAAACAGTTTCTAACCTATCAGGTTCGAATGCCAATCCAAAATCAATTGTTATATTAACTCTATTTATATCATAATCTGGAGTTATAATTTTTATATCTTTAATTTCTATATAAGGTAACCAGGTTGACAAAGAAGCTCTAATTCCTTCTTCCAACGAATCAGAAAAATCATCTGCCATAGGTTCAAAAAGAATTTCGTGTAATACTGAACCAAATGTTGGTTGTCCTAATCTTTCTCCTGGAATTGTTTTAAATAAATTTATTATATTATATTTTGCCTGATCGAACGTAGTTTTAGTTTGTTTAAAAAATCCAGAATCAGAATATCCAAGTGGAAGTTGTAATCCAATAAAGGTATCTGGATTTAAATCCTTTTCTCTTGCTCCCATTTATATTCTCCTTAATTTCCTATTGCTATCCAATTTATTGATTGAGTACCACTAATACCATCATCCCTATTAATAGTAAATCCAGTTGAAGTAATTGTTGTTGCTGTTACCGCCCAAGTTTTACGCATCCCATCAGCTTCAGTAGCCTGTCTATTCACCGTAACTGAAAAACATGCATTAGGAAATGGTGTTGGGAATGAAATTACATATGCTTGATCTGAATTTCTAGCGTCCGTTCCCCATTGTAAAAGTAAACCTCCCGTTAATTCTGCATATCCATTAGGTGCTAAACTTTGTGCTGGTTTTCCAGTTTTACTTTTGAATAATAAATCACCTTTAATTGTTACATCACCATCAACTTCAACATCCCTTTTAACAGAAAGAGAATTATTAATCATTACACTTTTACCTACTACAAGATTGTCTCTTATATTTGTATTTTTTCCAACGTTTAACTTTCCAAGTATATTAGTATTTCTACCAACACGTAAATTTCTATTTATAATTTCATTCTTATTAACCCTTAAACTTTTGTTTATTATACCATCACCAATGACATTTAAATTTTTATTTACGATTCCACTTCCACCTATAATAATATTATCACCTACATTTACTATACCTTTTACTTCCAAATTCTTACCTACAGCAATTTTATCACGTTTAAAAATAATATTTAAACTGTCAAAAATCTTTTTAAGAATTTTTAATTTTATTCCACGATCTTTATTAGCTCCACCAAAACCTTTATGTTTGCTTAATAATGCCATAATTTTTGACATTTTCTTTTTTGGCGGTTCAACTTGTGATATATTTAACTCACCTTTATCTGAAATAAACAAATTTCCCGGCATTGAATCTGGATCTAAAAAAGACCTATTACTAAATATCCGAATTGGATCCATTCCAGTTAAATAAGAATGAATTGCATCTGCTTCCTCTTGTGATCTCTTTGCATTTTCTTTTCTTACTTCTCTTTTAGTATCAGAATCTTGATCCTTAAAAATTCTTTCATTCTTAATCTTTTCAAGTTTATACTTTAAAAACTGTTTATCTAATGCCATTACTCACCTCACTATGGACGAAAATTCGATCCACCACCTTTTTTCTCTTCAATAGCTTTCATTAAACCACTATAATCTTTCGTTAATGCATCTTGTACATGGTCAGGAACTTGGTCAACCGAAACACCTGCTTTCTTAATAGAATCAACTGCTGCTATTTCTCTCTTTATTTCTTTTGAGTTTGCAGTATTTCCTAAACCAGTTGCTCCAGCAAGTACATCATTTATCTTACTGGTATCATAAACTCCACCACCCATAGTTTCATATCCACCTTCTTTTTGTGGAACTCCACCAACGGTTTCATTCAGAACTTTATTAAGTGCCTCATTTGATGTATAATGAACCTCTTTTTTAGGTTTAGTTTTGTACTGTTTCCTAATAGGAGTTTTAAACTCCTTTTCAGCCAATGGTTGTGAAACCAATTCGGTAAGTGAAGCTGAGTCGTTATCTTTAATAAATATCTCATTCATTTGTTTTTTGACTTCCTTACGAACTACTGTTTCAATTATTTTTATTAGTTCTTGTTTCTTCATTTTATTATCTCCTTTATAAACCTACTAAATAATCTTTTAATATTGGATCAGCAAAACACTTATCCAATTCTTCAATCTGTTTTGCCAATTCATCGGTAAGTGCTGAAGTATCTACTTGGTCAAAATCTGTATCTACACTCAGGTCTGTCCAAGTTCCTCCTACAGCCTCACAATCTTTTTGATTGGTATGTTCAACTATCGAACAAAAACCAAATGCGTCACCGTCTGGACTTACCCCACCTATTCCTGAATCACTTCTATCACTATCTCCATCTCCAATATTAGAATAGTCTGAACTAGCCATGGCTGATATTGCACTTGTTTCTCTCTCCATTTGTTCATATAATTCTTGTAATTCTGCTACATCTTCTGGGTCAACCCAACCAACACCGTTTGCCTCACAATTTTCTTTACTATCTAACGGTTCTTCAACACACCCAGCCAAAATACTTATTAATTGTGCATACAACATCGGTAATATTGCATTAAATTTACCTACAGTTTGAATTAAAAGATTAACGACCATATCTACCAGTCCCATCAAAGCGAGCATATCCATTAACTTTTCTACTATTGGAACTATAAATGGTGGTGTCCATTTTAAAATCTTTCTAACTATTTTTAAAGCTCGTTTTATAAGTTTAATAACTTGTAATATTGCCATTAATACTGGCATTAATTTCATCATAGCCTTTATAAAATTTGTTAATTGAGTAATTCTTCTCTTTACTGGTGGAGTACAAATTTTATCTGGATCAAGTTTTGCCTTATCAACTATAGCATCCACTTCTTGTTGAACCTTAGCTACGGCTGACGATACTTTGGTTAATTGTTTTGTTATATATGCAGTAAAACCACTTAAATTAAATAGTTTTAAATCTGGTATTTTTAAGTTTGCTAAATCAAGAAGAAATTGTTTATCTTCTTCTCCAGGAAATATACCATTCGGATCACAAAATCCTTCTCTTTCTCCATCATCTGGAGGAGTACCTCGTGTCGGATTCTGTTCTCCAGAATCTCCTTCGTCCCCATCCGCCGTACCATCATTTCCGAATCCAAGACTGGAATCTGCGGGACCTGCAGAAGCTCCTTCATTCTCTACGGTATGTGGTGCATCAAACCATTCTCCACCATCATTAACTTGTCCCTGATGAACGTCTGTTCCAACTGGAATAGATTCTCCACGAGAGTATTGATAAACATCATTCCCGGTTTCAGGCCATATTACAGTTGCCCCATCATCACTAGCATACGCAACTAAATCTTCATCTGAAAAAAATACGGGTGGGAATACTTCCGTTCCGCCTTCTCCAAGATTTATAGCATTAATAAGTGCCGAACCATCTATCAGTTCGCATCCAGATATTATATTACTCCCAGGTCCCAATGATACTCTTTGTCCTGCTATGGATCCACAACGAAATGCCACTACTTTCCTCCTACTTTAGGGCCGATAATATGTGCAACATTAACACTTCTACTTTTGGGTTCATCTAATCTACCCTTTAATGTTTCTAAGGCACTCGCTAAGGCTCCTGCTGCTATATTTACTTGACTTAACGGAACTCCATTTCCAGGAAAAGTTGTTATACCTGTGGCTGGAATTAAATTATTAGCAAACTCTTTAATTATATCCATTAATGATGCTATAAGTTTCATAGTATGATCTCCACCAAGAACTGGTTCTGTCGCATCTAAATCTCCTAACTTTAATTTACCTGCTGGATTATTAGGACTTAATCCATCAGATACATTATCTTGATTTAATTGTAAAGAAATCATCTGATTAGCAGATATATCCACCGCCTCGTTAGCTGAAATAAGAACTTGACTTTTCTTTGCATTAAAAACTATTCTATCAGAATTCAAAATTATTTGTTTTCCATCTAACTTTGGTACAAATCTATTTCTTAATTTACCATAAACTTCTTCTTTTAATGGAACTGTTTGATTAGTGGTTATCCAAATAGAAGAATCATCATTATTTATATCTTCAAATACTGGTCTGTTTGGGAAATCATCTAACTTCCATTTAAATTCTGATAATTTTGATGGATCTCCCTGACCTGCTCTTATAATAATATTTGGTGAATCTGATTCGCCCATATCAGGGATTTCTTCTGAACTTTCACCTTCGAGTTTATACACTTTTGTAATATTGCTTCCAAATCTAATTGATTGACCAAACCTTCCGTTAAATGTAATATCACCTTCAAATGCTTGAATTTGTCTTATGTTACTATTTTTTACAAATTGATATCTGGGTTCATCATCCACATGAAAAGGTTGCATTGGTAAACTATGATTACGGTCTGCTTTATTTAAATTTACAGAATTTTTTAAATTTAATTTTTGAGTATAATATTTTTTATCAAAATAAGTTGCAACAATAACATATTCTCCTGGTCTTGGATACTCTTTTATATTAGAATCTAAAGGTCTAACTTCTATCTGATCAGATATACCACTATTTTTCTTTGCCATTCTGACCTTTACCCAACCATATTTTGAATAATCAGGATAAATTTTGTTATCTCTTACAGTTACAGCCTTATTACTTATTAAAGCATTTTCATCCAAATAAACTGCCAATACTTTTGCAGGTTCTAATTCATAAAAACGTTGCCCAGGAAGCGGAGTTCCATATTTTTTAAGTTCTTTGTGTATATCTTTTACTGACGCGACACCTTCCGAAATGGGTGAAACATTCCTAGCATCTGGTGGATCTAAATAGGACATTAATTTTCCTTAACTGATTGTATATCTTCTGTTATTTCATCTGATTTCTTTTGAATGTCTACAACTACTTCATCAATGCTCGTTAGTAATTGTTCTTTTTCTTTTTCCGATAAACCGAACTCTGATTCTGCACCACCTTTAGATTCGGCAGCAATTAATCGTTGAACAACGGTTGCCAACTTAACAAGTTGTTCATCATTCTTTACATTAATTTCCAAATACTCTTTTATCATAGGAATTAACTGAACAGCCATATCCCCATCTTTGATAAAACTCGTAACTTCTTTTACTAACATTTCAAGTTGAGTTTTATTGTGTCTGGAATTATCATAAATGTCCTTGAATAATGATGATAGTGATTTACCTTCAAATAATTCGTAATCCTGACTCATTTTGATTTCCTCATATTGTATTAAAAATAGATGTTATAACTCATAAATAAATATAAAGTAACTCAAAAATTGATGCATATATATTGCAAAACAAAAAATAGTATATATTATATTTATTTATGTCGGAAGTTGATTTCGACAACAGAAAACGGAAGTTAAAAATCCCTTTTTTGTTAAATGATAAGAATAACAAACGGGAGAAAACAATGAAGGAAGTCATCGCATTAGTCAAAGGTTGGGTAGATGATATCGCTCAACTACTTGCCTCTTTCATAGCAATAGGAGCTGTAAGCGAAGTATTGTTCGGAAGTGGTATCTTTGGCGTAAATGTAATTGGTAACCTGACATCAATCATAAATCAGTTCGGCGAATCCGGTTTCGCTGGGTTAGTCGCATTGTTGGTGTTGGTGGGTTTATTCCGTAAATAGCTATTATCGGATAATGAAAAAGGGGAACTTTGTTCCCCTTTTTTTTGCGGTTTAAATTGTTATATCAAGTACCATATCAACATTTCTTGAATATATGTAACATACTTGTATTTGATATTCGCCAGGTGGAATATCATCTCCATAATCTTCTGTATAATATAACATCCAAGTATATGTAAAATCTCTGTATCTACCATCATCCCACGGACTTCTCTGAAATGGTTGGGTGTGAACTACCTCACCTTCATTATTAATAACTTGTATAAATGTATCTCTATTAAAAACCCTATATTTAATTTTTACAATATCACCCTGTTTCCCATTCCATTTCTCTTGTGTATCTTTCCAAGCTACCAATGGGTAATCATCGTAAGCAATCTCGTCAATTATGACTTCTTTTTTTGTTGGCTCATCACCAAAATTGCCAAATGTAAAAACTAAGATTACACCTATCGTCGCAATCAAAATCCATTCTAATTTTGTTTTATCTATTTTCATTTTAAATATACCTTTCCAATTTATACTGGAACTTACACAAAAAAAGTGTTAAAATCAAGCCTTTTTTAATTTTATTTTTAATTGATAAATGTAACTATCTATCTTTTTCGTATCACTATCAGCAGGCATCCCTTTTCGTTTGATGATTAACTTACCTAATGCTCTTTGTAAATCTAATTTAGATAATCCTTTCATACTATGTCTGTAATATAAATGATGAAGTGCTTCATCTTCTGCTTCGGCTCCACGAACACCAGCAACTGCTGTTATATTATCTACTTCTTGTATCTCTTCATTTGCTATATCTTCAATTTCATTCCATATA